TTTTATGGTCATCGAAAAACTTTTCATATTCAACAAGCTCGCTATCTTTATGATAAAAGGCGTAGGGAACAATTTGAGAACCGTATTCCTTTACTAGCTCCAAAAAGTCCGGGTTATTATCGTTGACCGTATCATAATCGGGCGAAATAAATAGCATATTTTGTATATTGGTATGCGAATTATCATTCATGATATGTATAGATAGTCCATATTGGTTTACTATATCTCCATATTTCACCAAAAACAAATCTTCACTTCCCGTTTCTAATGTCACATATGATGTTAAATCAAAACAATGCTGTTCATTGGGTTGGCATTTGGTTAACTTTTTATAATCATAATTGACCGTTTTATCGACCATTAAAATGACTTTACCCATGATATCTGATAACTTCGTTTCTTTTGTAACAGGACGAACATGTAATTTCGGTCTTAAATCGACCTCTACTACCTTGGCTACCTCTTTATATACCGATGGGTCGTTTGATTTGATACGTAGGTTTATGAAGAGAGGGTCCTCGCTATTGGGACAGCCAATAGCCGTAAACGCATTGGTCATAATCGTATTAAAAACCCTATCTAATAAAATACTGTTTTCTGTATCTAATGTTGTATTGGCTTCGTCGGTAGAAGCGCCAACACACGGTTTCCCGTCGATTAAATAGACTTCGAAATCCAAAACGCGGCATCCACGAGATATCACATATTTAACCATATCCGTGTTTATATATCTTCCCGTATAAGCGGAATTATAGGATGACTTTATACAATACTCTTTTAGAGGTAGGTTATAGGCTTTTACGTTTGTGTTTTGTATTTTGACATCGCCTTCCGTTTTTAACGAAGCGATTTCAGTCTCGGGCGATGAAAAAAACGTGATGCCTTCTTTTTTTGCCATGGATAATATTTCGCTTCTTCGTTTCAATAATTTCCATAAAACATAGCTCATAATCAGGATTACAAAGCATATCAGGATTTTCTTATAAAACGGCATAGTTAGTTATATACCTCGGATATTATATTCTGGGGGTAAACGGATATAATGAAAAATATGTATAGTATATAACCGTATCGAAAACCCTAACAAACATGGCTGGTGGATTACTAAATATTATAGCAGTTGGACAAAATAACGTGTTTTTAACTGGTAATCCAAGTAAAACTTTTTTTAAAGTGGCTTATTCCAAATATAGTAACTTTGGATTACAGAAATTCCGTCTTGATTATGACGGAATACGCGATTTACGTTTAAGCGAATCCTCTACGTTTACCTTTAAAGTGCCGCGTTATGCCGAATTATTAATGGATACATATATCGTATTAACCCTTCCTGATATATGGAGTCCTATATACCACCCATGCACGGATACCAACAATAGGTGGGCACCTTATGATTTCCGCTGGATAAAGGATATAGGAACACATATGATAGAAGACGTGACCATTACTTGCGGGTCTCTGAAATTACAACAATATTCGGGTGAATATTTGGCCGCCATGGTAGAGCGCGACTTTTCGGCCGAAAAGAAGGATCTATTTAATAAAATGACGGGTAATGTTCCTGAATTAAATGACCCTGCGAATATTTATGGCCGCGCGAATAGTTACCCATCTACTTATTATACTCCCAAAACTGTGGGTGCCGAACCATCTATACGCGGTAGGAATTTATATATACCCATAAATACATGGTTTACTTTGAATAGCGGATGCGCGTTTCCCTTGATATCTTTACAATATAACGAATTGGTGATATCGGTTACCATCAGACCGATTCAAGAGTTATTCCAGGTTCGCGATGTATTCGATAATCAATACAGCCGTCCCTATGTCCAGCCCGATTTCAATCAAAATCGGTTTCAGATGTATCGGTATTTACAAACCCCGCCCGCCGTCAATATATCATCGTCTAGCTATACGAATAAAACACAGGTATGGAATGCCGACATACATTTAATGACCACGTATTGCTTCTTATCCAAGGACGAAGCGAAAATGTTTGCGCTACAAGACCAAGTGTATTTAGTGAAGGATGTTTTTCAGTATAAATTCGAGAACGTTACGGGTGCGAAGCGGGTAAAATTAACATCGAATGGGATGATCGCCAACTGGATGTGGTATTTACAGCGTAATGATGTCAATTTGCGAAATGAATGGAGTAATTATACGAATTGGCCGTATCATTCTATTCCTTCAGATTTGGCTTTTGCCGACCAGTCGATAGGTAATGTTTATGATGCGAGTTTTGCCTTTGGACCCGGAATTGACCCGGTAGATGGAAAAAATAATGGTTATAATATTACTGGCGATTTCCACGTGGAAAACAGGAGAGAGATTTTGGAGACGATGGGTATCGTTTTAAATGGTGAATATCGCGAAAATATATTGACGCGCGGGGTATATGACTATATTGAAAAATATGTGAGAACCGCGGGCGCGGCGAAAGAGGGGCTTTACTGTTATAATTTTTGTTTGAATACGAGTCCTTTTGAGACACAACCATCGGGTGCTCTTAATTTAAGTAAGTTTAAGAATATAGAGCTAGAATTAACCACTTATGTTCCGCCCATCGATCCCCTTAATTCGACGTTTGATGTCATATGTGATTCTAGTGGTCAGCCCATTGGTGTAAGTAAGGCGAGTTGGACCCTTTATGATTATAACTATAATTTAACAATGTTTGAAGAGAGGTATAATATATTATCGTTTATTGGAGGTAATTGTGCGATGCTTTATGCTAGGTAAGCCCTCCTTTTCCCGGGGTTCAGAATATAATATATTGAAAATGAATATAAAGACGCGCACCCCCCCCCTTTTTCATTACAAAATAACGAACTTTATTTTGTAATTCCGCATAATAGGAATGTATCGTCCCGTTCAAGTAAAGGGATGGGCAATATAATGTGCGCATAGAGTAGAATATAACAAAAATGGATACAAAATGGAATAGCGATTTATTTAGTGACAAGACAGAAGCGAATTCTGGCAATAAAGAAGGATTCCATAGCATAAATACAAAACATAAAATAAAGCGCATTAAAAAGGAAAAAAAGGTCGAATTTGATAACTTTAAAAATATAGAGACTTTTGAAACATTAGATAATACAAGCGGTGTTAGTTCAGATAAAGAAGGGTTCAATGATGATTCCACGTGTCGGGATAATCCCGATTACGAAGGATGTGATAACGGCGATGGTAATGTAACAGCCAAAGACCCTCGCCAAATGTTAATCGATTTCATTAACCGCACCTATTTATGGTTCGAAATGTGGTTTTATATCATATCCTTCTTTATAGCCGTCGCTCTCGGTCAATCTTATACTACTTTACAAACCGAAGTATCTGCCCATACCAATAAAAGATTAAAGAATGGTAATAAAGGAAAAAAAGAAAAACAAACTGCGAACTCATATAATAAGTTATTGAATATAGATGTATCCAAGTTCTCATTCCTACCCGAATTAAAAGATGTTCGATTAATCAAGAAATATGTCGAATGGTTTTTCGCCATTTTAATAAGCTGTTATGCCGTTTTTCACGTATTTTTTCTGTTTTACTATAAGAACGAATTATATTATAAAGAAGGCGTGGAATTAAAAGATATATCCACAGCAAAATTAAGAGAGGATGCGACAAAATCAACCTATTCCATCGAATCCCTATTTTTATTCTTCTTTCAGTTTGCTTGGTGGTATGTGGAATCTTTCGAATATTACTTTAAAAAATACTTTGTTTCATATACAACCGCATATTTGAACGCCACATTATGCTTTATTTTATTATTTGTATGTTTGATATTGTATTTTTATTATTACCCGAGCATATTGAAGAACTTTTTATTTGACTTGTTAAATATGAATCTGAACAATAAATACGTGAATGTCATGTATATTTTAGTGGTTTTATTGGCTATTATGGACTGGTTTAATATATTTAATTATTTACCGACTGGGCCTATTTATTATAAATATTTCATACTTATTATTGTAAGATTCATCATCGTATTATTCATATCTCTTCCATTTGCCGGTATATTCCTTTTAATTTATATATTGTTGTATTCATTCTTTGGTATATTTTTATATGGTAAATCGGAAATGGGATATATGAAAATATTTGAAACGTTGGCCAAATATGCCGAAGATACCAAGAATCAAATACGTATAGGAACGGATTGCTCTCCGAATACGTTGTTTGAGAAAATAATGATTACGATTAATGTGGTGATGGATTTTATTTATACGTATGTCTTTTATTTGGCATTTATTGTTATATTTTTGTTTTCGTTTTATGACTATTCAGTGAATATAAGCTCGGTTCCATTAAAAAACGGGTTATTAATTATCACTGCCGTAATAATAATGATGTTGTCGTGTTTATGTATCAATAGTTTCAGATTGAGGGCACAGAGCAAATTCGCAGCGAATCCGGCCACGTAGGAAGTCGAAAGACGTAAATATTGTATACATACAGTATATATCATGGGTTCCAAGATAAAGACCCCCTGCCGAAAACGAACCCGCAGCCGATGTAACGGTGCCAAGCGCACCTGTAAATACGTCAATGGTCCAATCCGTAAGTATTGTCGCACTCGAAAGAACCGTGGCAAGAAATAAGGGGGCAACCTGTATTCGCTAAGCGAGCCCCTCCTTTTGGGACAAAAGCAGAGGCGGTTTAGGTAATATATTTGTATATATTCCGTTATACAAATATAGAACCAGCGTTAGATATAATAAAAACAAACCTTTGTATATTACAATCATGGGAAAGAAAAAGGCTTCTCAAAATAAGGTCTATCCGTTTGTTTCCATATGCACTCCCACGTTCAACCGTAGGCCGTTCATACAGAACATGTTCCAATGCTTCCGTAATCAGGATTACCCCAAAAATCGGTTGGAATGGATTATCGTGGACGACGGGACCGATAAAATCAAAGATTTAGTAGATAAGTCTGATATTCCCCAGATTCGCTATTTCGAAGTGCCCGAAAAGATGACTTTAGGTGCGAAGCGTAACTATATGCATAGCTTCGTCAAGGGCTCCATTATTGTCTATATGGATGACGATGACTATTATCCTCCCGACCGTGTTTCTCATGCCGTGGAGAGATTACAATCTGACCCTAAAGCATTATGCGCTGGTTCCAGTGAGATTTATATTTATTTCAAGCATATCCAAAAAATGGTTCAATGCGGTCCTTATGGTCCCAACCACGCCACCGCCGGCACGTTTGCCTTTAAGGCCGAACTTTTAAAGATATCTCGTTATGAGGACCATGCCGCTCTAGCCGAGGAGCGCGCCTTTTTGAAAGACTATACGATTCCGTTTGTTCAATTAGACCCATTGAAGTCTATCTTGGTATTTTCACATGAGCATAATACGTTTGATAAGCGTAAGATGTTGGAAAACCCTCATCCGGATTATTTGAAGGAGTCGCCCAAGACGGTGGAAATGTTCATCAAGTTTACGGATGAGAAGCCGATCTATGATTTCTTTATGAAGAATATCGATGGGCTTTTGGAGAAATATGAGCCTGGCTTACCCAAAATGAAGCCGGATGTCCTTGTTCAGATTAAAGAGATTGAGGCCAAGCGAGAGCAGATGATAAAGGAGGAGATGGCGAAAATGCAAGAGAATGGGCCTATTATGTTACAGCAGCCCGGAAAGGAACCTTTAAAATTGTCGAATGGTGACGTGGTTAAGATTATTCAACAGCAACAGCAGCAGATTCAGTCTACTGCCACGCGCATCGGTGAATTGGAGACTATGGTCACTATGTTACAAAAGCAATTGATTGAAAAGACGAAGACCTTACAGGCAACTACGAAGGAATTGAATGCGCTTAAGCAGGGCGGTGAGATACCTACGACGCCTGATTTTACACCCAAGCCTTCGGGTCCGATTATCATTGAAGATTCTTGCCCTGATGTAGATATAACCCCGCGCCCTAAAGAAGAAAAATGCAAGCCGGAGGTTATGTTGGAGGATATGAGCGATAACTAGACATTTTAACCTCTAAATTGCCGATTTAAACCCTTGAAGAATTAAAATGGGACATTTTAAATCTTCGCTGGTATATATGCGATAATAAAAGGTAATTTATCGGTTACAAAGTAACGTTGCCTAACAACATTCACAGACACCGACCTCTTAGGGTCGGCGTTTAGAATGTTGAAAGGTGTAAAAAGTGGTTACCATTATAAGTT